ATTTAATTATTCATTATGAATTTAGAAAACGATAATCAGACTGAAGTGAGTTTTGAAGAAGCGCAAGCGGTGAGATCTCATTTGGACCTAAAGCTGGTTATTGACAAGTATGAAAACATTGGGTTACAATTGATTGGCTACACACCATTAAACCCTCTGGTCATCAATTCATTGGACAAGTATTCTGAATTATATAAGACCAGACATGATTTAATTCATCAAATAATTTGTTCAAAACTAAATATAACTTTTGGAGAAGAAAAATTTAAAAAAGTTTTTGAGAATGTGGAGTGGAAAGACAATACATTCTATAATGAGATATGTGAACAGACTCCGGACCATATATCAGTCAATGGTTCCAGTGTTATAATTACTGAAGTGACTATATCTATGGGACTTAATGCTAAGGAACACAAAATAAGTAAATACTCTTTGATGGCTCACTTTTTGCGAACTAACAAATATAATGTGCAGTTTAGAATATTTGCTATCAACCCACTTAGTGTCTATCAGGACAGAGATATATTCATACTACAGGGTCTTAATGATCTGTCTATTATGGCTATTAAGGTCATATGTGACAGATCACTAGCACTATTGAGGTATGTTCATTCAACAGAACAGGGTTCACAGTATTACATGGAATTTAACAATATAATGCTATCAGATGTGGACCTAAAGTTTGATGTTGACACTGTCGTTGAAACCCATAAAAAATTTAATAGTAAATGCTTCTTCAGTGAAGAGGATGTAAAAAAAGTCCTCTTAGACCCATACAGTGTTAATACGCATGAATTCATGAATCGCATGAGTGAGATAGCCTTAAAACTGGTTAATCCACTATGTAAGAAAGACACTTTTAACCCTAATGACTTTTTGCAGGTGATGAGATCTAAATCCAATAGTAAGCATTTTCGAAGTGTAATGCCCCTCCCATATATATCCAGCTATGTTAAAGACTCATCAGAGAGATCAACACTAGATGATTTCCACATAACAAAAAAAGTGGCTTCAGAACTCAAATCCTCCAATGATGAGCTCTTGAAGAAATTTGGGGACTGTTTCCTTGAACACATGGAGTCAATTAAAGAACCGAGCAATTATGACTTCGGATGTGAAATCCATTTATCTGCTGAAGAGAAGTCAGATCTTGCAATAGATGGTCCTGGTAGGAAAAGGTATATCAGATCTGGATCCACCATACACATAAATGAGCAGAAAAAGTATAACGGG